CAGCTACAAACTGAAGTTGAGGCGGAACAACAAGCTTGGTTCCTTGCAGAGCCAAGATCATGTTTCGATCATCAACAAAAGTTGAAATGCTGATCAATGCATTTTCCAAAGACGTTTCGTTCAAGTCAGCATACGCTGAAGGACGATTTGAGAAAGTGCCGCCACCAGCCAGCGGGTGTGCGTTTGAAACAAGTTCAACGCCGTCACCGCCAGTGAAGCTTGAATTGAACGCATTGTTCAATACGTTAGCAGCTTTCACTTGCTTGGTGTGTGCCATGCTACGAGCCAGAGCCTTCGTATAACGCGCACCAAGGCGGTCATACAAATTATCTTCAACCGCTTCCTCGGTGAGCGCAAAAGCAAGCGCCACGGTCTCGTGCGTGTATCGTGCGGTGAATCCTTCAGACGCAGAGTCGTAACCGACACTTTGTCCTTCAGACTTATCACGCGCATTACCAAAGCCTACGATCAGAACTTCTTCTTCAAACGCTCGGTCTGAAGATTCGGTTTCAAAGATCTCAGCGTGCTCGTTTTCATAACGAGCGTATTCCATGCCAAATAAAGCGTTGAGACCAGGCTCTAGCTCTTTGGCTAATTGTGCTCTTGAAATAGCCATTAGTTAGCCTCCTATGCTAAGCCCGCGCCTTTTTGGCCGAAGATTGAGTTCTGAATAACAACAAGAACGTTGGTATTCGCTGTAGCAACATCTGAGTTTTCTGGATCACCAGAAATATCAATTGCCTTGATAGGCAGTGCTGCTGTAGTTGCGCCAGTTGATACTTCAAGTTCAGCACCTGAAATTCCAGTGGCCGTGCTACCCGCGCTGGTGTACACGATGTCAAAGTTACCAAACAAGTCGGCAACTGGGAAAGCTGCGTCGGCTTGGACTTCGTACACAACATTCGGATCATCAATGATAAAAGCAATGATGTCTGAAGCGTTGGTGCTTGCAGGGTAGTAGTTGCTGAACACTTGCTCACTGCTCGTGGGATCGGTGTACATGCAACCGTTGAAAACGCCAACGATAGGCACAGTGCCTCCGTCTGCGTGAACCTCTACCGTACCACCAGTAACTTGGGCAACCATATCTCCTTGGAAGATAGAAGTGCCATAGTTAGCAGCGATTCGATATCGGCTTTGTCCGCCAGTATAGGGGGCACCGCCCACCATACGAACTGGACGCATACCAAAAGCGGCATCTTGATTTGCCATTTTTGAATCTCCTAGTTAAACACAATCAAAATGAGGCTACTATTTGTTGCCTCGGCCAAAAGATACCTGCGTCTTTCTTTCTCTAGAAATTGGCATTGCAGGGTGTTCATCGCGCATCAGATCGTTATCTACAGCATTCATCTGTTGATCGGTCTGTCGTGCGAAGTGAGCATTTCGCTCCTCCACAGTTTCTTTAGGAATCTTGGTTAACATCAAACCGCCGACACCGACTGTACCTGCATGGTTACCATCATCGATAACAGGCAGGTCATAGCCCGTCACTTCGCTTGGGTGTACGGGTTCGTACCCCTCACGAAAGCGCATGTGTACGTTAGTCTTATCTGCTTCACCGCGTATGTGAGTTCTCACCCAACGATACTGCATTCCTTCAGGAGCATCTGGAGTCTCCAATACTTGAGGTGGTGTCCATGGCTTTCTTGCAGCCTTTGAAGACCGAGAAGAAGCACCCCGTGGGGTTCTGTTTGAACCTGCTGTTGTAGTTTCTTCGCTCATGATCGTTCCAACCTTCTCTTTTGTTTTGCGTATTCTTTAAACGGAACCCCTAATTTTCTAGCAAGTTGCTGTTCGCTGGGGTTAAGTCTAACTTCACGATTATTTTGATTGCGTCCACTTCCTGTTATGCGCGTATTGGAGACAACGGTCTGGACGGGTTGTTGTTTGCCTCCTGCGGGAAACTTATGAGGAAGTTCCTCCCTCATTCGTTTATCGATTTGAGAGTAGTATTCATCAGACTCTAAGTCAATTCCACTACCCTGCAATTCATTGTGTATGGCAAATGCTACATTTGTCATCACACTATCTGTTCCGAACCATTCGTTTGATGAAGCCCACTCCTGTGCTCGCATAGATGGCTCTTCATAAACAGGCTGCTCAGTCGGTGTAAAATCTATTTGTTGATTTTGTTCGACTTGCTGGCTTTGTTGATCAAGCCACGCATCGTATTGCACTTTGTATTCCGACAAGTCTTGCCGATACTTTGCAAGCGCGTTTCGATCCGCTTCTGCTCGAGCAAGAAGCTGTTGAGCCTCTGCCATGGCTTCTGGATCACCAGATTCATAGGCCGTCTTCAAACCACGCTTAGCCGCTTGAGCTTGAGTCTCAACACGGTTTTCCATCTCTTGACTGTAGCTTTGTTGAATTTTTAAATTCTGCTCAGCACTAGACGTTTGCGTATTCTTTAACTGATTAGCTAAAGCATCGTTCTGCGCCTGGATTTCTTTGGCGTATTGCAACGCTTGCAACTCACGACGCTGATACTCTTTGGCTTGTTTTACAGCTTGATTGATTCTGTTTTGGGCTGTTCTTGCCTTAACCTCTGCCTCAGAAAGCTCTTCTTCGGTGTTTGGTTCCGCGGCTTCAAAGTCTTCTTGAATAGAATCATCTGTGATAGGTGCAAGCTCTTCAACTTCCTCTTCAGAAAGCTCAATGATTGCATCTTCTTCTTGGACTTCTTCTTCAACTCTACGCCCTGGGGGTAGCGCAGCCCTATTTATATCGTCTTCGTTATCTAGCTTAGATAACGCTTCGCTCAATGTTTCTTCGCTCATGTTTCACCTATGCAGACTTAATATCGTCAGGATTGATAATTGTGCCAATCACTTCATCGTCATTGATGATGCGAACTTCATGGTCATCTTCCAAAGAAAAACGAGCGCCTGCATATCTACCGATAAGCACCCAATCGCCTTTCTTGCACCATGGTTCGCCACCAAACTTATCGTAATCTTGATAAGCCAATGGGCCGACTTTCATGACATAACACACAGATGTAGCCAAGTTCTCCTTGCTCACAGTGGACTCAAGAAGCTGTATGCCACCATCTGTTACACCTTTACCTTTGTATGGAAGAACTAAAAGTCTCCATCCAGAAGGGTCTGGCATTCTTTCAACCAAAGATTTGTCTAACACGGTAGGGTCTAAGACTTTTTCTGTCTCGCTCACATATGCGTCCGTAACGGACGGTTTTGCTGCGATGGAATCTACTGCTAGATCACTCATCGAGAGGGTCTCCTTCAAACTGCAACGCTTCTCTTATTTCCTCGCGCAGGGTGCGAAGCATCGATAACTCACCCATTGCGAATCTGTAATCCTCCATCGTCTTGATATTGCCCGATGTTGTGTAATCGACAATACCTTGCTCGTACTGTTCAAACTTCTTCATCATGTAAGAAGCGAGAGCTATTGAATCCATTTACATTATTGGCCCTGTGCCGGGGGGTCTGTTTACTAATCTAGGATCTGGTGCCATACCAACAGGCTCAGGCTCACCCGTGCCAGGGTTAACAATCGCGCCACTATAAGGCTGCGGAGGCGCTGCTAGTCCCGCATATGGCGCTAATGGTGCCATTGGTGCAGGTGCGCCGTATCCACCAAACTGCACTTGTGGCACAGCAGATGTCGGCATTTGGAACCCTGGGTAGCCACCTTGTTGTATGTTTGCCCCTGCTTGCATCATCTTCTGAATGTAATCTTCCCGCACATTTGGGTCATACGAAGGCCCAAGAATGTTAGTAGGCACATACGTTTGGCGCACGCCCTGCAGAGGATCCATGTTTACAAATGTAGGTGGCGGTGGTGCAGCTGGTGGAGCCTCTCTTGGTGGAGGCTCTCCCGGCATAGGCATAAAGGTTCCGCCTGAATCAGGCTCATCTCTGTCATCAATGCCGTTATTGTTCGCGTCTTGAAAATCACCTGTTCGCACTTGCATGGGAGGCTCTGCAGGAGTAGGCGTAGGAGTAGGCCCCATTCCAGCTACAATTGCTTTGGCTTCTGCAAGTATTTCTTCGTCAGTCTTTCCTGTTTGCGCCTGTCTTTCAGCTTGACGTTGCGATGTTTGATCTTGCAACTGCTT